GCTTACAGGGGATTTTATATGTGGTGTAATCGGTGGAAGTATTATGTAGCTGGTTTTACCGTGTTAGGGGCAACTAGCTGTGTGGCTGTTGTGGAGAAATGTTGTAGAAAGAACGACTATTGGTATTTACATACTGCTGCTGTTGGAGGCATATCCGCAACCGTATTGTTCCGCTATACTTACTCCAATTTGATGGAAGATTTGCGCGGAGCACCATTACAAACCATTATTCCACCTATACAGTGTAACCAGACTATGCGAACAGTGTTTAAGGTTGGCATATCTGTAGGTGTAGCAATAATGGCTATACGCACTTTCAAGTCTTTTTACGTAACATTGAGGAAATGTTTGGTTACTGCCTCGGATGATACACCCGATGAAATTTTACAAGGTAATTTGAACCCTGTAACTTATGAGGATGTCGTCTCACGGGATGAAGAGGTGAATTGTTGGGCTAAAACGTCCGAGTCCTTTATTAGGAATATTCACACTGAAAATATGACCACAGACCAACTTATAAATAGAGTCTCTCCTAATGTTATGAATATGATTATGGAATTTAACGAGCACTCAGGCACTACAATAGGTTGTATTGCTTTACAATCTAACATTTTTGCTTGTCCGCTTCATTTCTTTAAAGAGGAAAAGGATATAACTGGACAATGGAGGAAATCCAATGTTCGACCCTATTCTTCTGAAACTAGTTCGCTATATAAACTTCGATTTGTTAAGCATGATGGAACCAGTGGAAATCATTTTACCGCAACACTTGATTACAATGATATTGTTCAAGTTGGCGATTTAGATTTATGTATTTTCCGCATATATTCAGGTGGTAGTTTTCCAAATATATTGAAGTATTGCTCCTTCCTAGAGACCCATGCTGAAACTAAAACTTTGAAGAGGGATCCAAGAGGTGTGTTGATACACGGGTTTGCACAAGTTAAACATTGTGAGACCTCATATGTGATACCTACAGGTATATTTTCTCGTAAAGTGGTACCAATTCAGGGTGGTCGTGCACAATATAATGTAGAACCACGTTGTGGTGATTGTATGATGATGCATATCCGCAATGGCACAGCACCTTCGATAGTTGGTTTTCACATATCAGGAAATGATAATTCCAAACAGGGCTCATACATTATGTGGAAGCTAGACCAGATAACTCTAGCATTAGAACATCTTGAGAATAAACATAAGATCTTCAATCCACATTCGGGTGGCAGTTTTCCTATGAATATGAATAGGTTAGGAACTATGATTAAAATTAGTGAAATTATACCTAGTTCAGCCCCAGTGAGTTATGTCGATAAGCACAACTATGTGATACGAGGTACTATAGATGTACAATCTAGCTATTATACTGAAATTAGACCCACTTTCATGTGCAGTAAGGTAGAGGAGGTATTCGGTGAAGATAATATATATGCTGGACCTAAGTTCGGTCCTAAGCGATATTTACCATTTTATACCTTTTTAAGTGCCAGTTCAGGAAATCCCGAGATAATGAACTCGTCGCTACTTAAATTAGCGATGGATGATTATGTTGGTCCTTTAATTCCCTTAATGACTGAATACAATAAAGGAGAAAATATGAGACCTTTAGATCACCATGAAATTTTGAATGGCATACCAGGTAAGAGGTTTATAGATCACATTAATTTTAACTCTTCCATAGGTTACCCCCTCAAAGGTAAGAAAATTTCCCATATGAGTGGTGAACCGACGAAATACGATTGTGCTGAACCTGAGTTGTTTCAAATAGAATTTGAGGTTATGCGCGAACGCTATTTGAAAGGCGAGCGTTATTACCCAATTTTCAAAGCCAG